TAAGAATATTGTGCTCTGCCTGGAAGACGAGCATATAGTTAAAAGTACCAGAGATACCAAGAGGCATAGCATCGGAGAATGAACCTTGACCGAAAGGATATACGAGGAATACTGCACTCGCAGCAGCGACTGGTGCCGAGTAGGCAACACAGATCCATGGACGCATACCTAAACGATAAGAGAGTTCCCACTCACGACCCATATAGGCGTAGATGCCGATGAGGAAGTGGAAGACTACGAGTTGGAAAGGACCACCGTTATACAGCCACTCATCAAGTGATGCGGCTTCCCAGATGGGATAGAAGTGAAGACCAATTGCGTTGGAAGATGGAACAACTGCACCAGAGATGATGTTGTTACCATACATGAGTGAACCAGCGACGGGTTCACGGATGCCGTCGATGTCCACAGGGGGAGCAGCGACGAAGGCGACGATGAAGCAGATAGTTGCTGCCAACAGAGTTGGAATCATCAGTACGCCGAACCAACCGACATAGAGGCGGTTATTGGTAGAAGTTACCCACTCGCAGAAAGATTCCCACGAAGAGGTTGTTTGTTGTTGTTGAAGTGTAGCGTTAGCCATTGAATTGATAAAAAAGTAAGATCATCAGGGAAATGATGGTTTTACTATTCCTGTATCACCCTTAGATACAGGTATGAAAGACGTGATTTAGACACCCTATAGGTCTTGGTTTGCGGGGTGTTACGAACAGTTAAGAAATGTGTTGGTTTCTTAACCTCTCGACTTATTTATAATACTACGGTTTTCCCGACCTGTCAACCCCTAATACCGATATTCCTCAATCCTATTCAAGACTCGATTGAGATACTTGTGAGCCATATCCTTTTCCCCTTGCCAAACAGTCTTTGGTTCTCCATCAACCTCATGCTTGAGTTTGAGAACGTGACATATCAATTCATCTTTGTTCAATTGATTTTTTGGCATATAATAAAAAAACTCTACTCAGTATATAGAGTAGAGTTGAAAAGTCAACTATTTATGTGTGATGAAATCATCACTATCTTTTTTTTTACTTTCTACAGTTTTATTAATTATAATAATTTTCTCACCATCGTGAGTAAACTGTAGTTCATCATCTGGATGCCATAGAAGTTCTTCGTACATATCATCAAGTTTCTGCATGTCTTCATACAGTTGATTATGATTAGTCATACTTATTGAATACTTTATAGTATTAATAAAGATTCTCTTCTTGATCCGTTTGGATTACACAATCGCTAGTAGGATATGCAACACATGTCAGTACAAATCCAGTTTCAATCTGATCATCATCCAAGAACGATTGATCGGACTGATCTACTGTACCAGAGACAATTTTACCAGCACAAGAAGAACAGGCACCAGCGCGACAGGAATAGTTGATGTCAACTCCTGCTTCTTCTGCTGCGTCTAAGATGTACTGATCATCTTGACAAGTAATAATTTCATCACCATCAGAAGTTTGAAGTGTAATCTTATAATCCATTAATTTTTGTGTGTGAATTAAAATTATATAGATGATTTGCTACTTTGTCAAGTATTAGGTGATGTAGCAGGGATCATCATACCACCATCAAAGTGGTCGTCATCGTCATCTGTAGTCTCAACTAATAGTAACATAAAAAAGAATGGTGCCAATAAAAAAATAGTTGTCTGTGCCCATTCTATACTCATGAGTTTCTAACTGCTGCGCCAATTGGAATAAGAAACAGCAGTGCTGCTACTACAAATCCCATCACCAGATACCTGGAATGATTTGTCCTGTGACTGCATAACTACCCATTGCGGCAATGACTCCGATCATTGCTGCCCAACCATTGATGCGTTCTGCGTTTTCGTTCATTGTTTTGTCCTTAGTAAGTTTCGGAAAGTTGTTCTACAGTGTAACCAAGAAGACAGAAGAAAGCAACTGTCGTGACGGTAAAAATAATCTCAGTCATCAGAATCCGAACGCACCAAAGAAAAATACACTGCCACTAGTGGCATAAGAGACGACAGCAGCAACAAATCCAAGCATAGCAGTGCGTCCATTCAATTTCTCCGCCCTTTCGGCATATGTCTCATATCCATAACGTTGTGCGTCAGTCTCAGAGACGTACATCTGGGGCTCTTTAGCGAACAGATTCTGTTGTCCACGATCATTAGTTGTTACAGTCACGATACACTCCGTAATGTTTCTTTACATATTATATAGGAAACGTAAAGTTTTGTCAATACTTATTTTCTTCATATTTGATCAGAATCTTGAATGATCACTTTCCTTCAAATCCAGGTGGCAATCGTCCAGCATATGGATTGTAATCGAACATATCATTCCAGTTATCAATGTCTGCTGCTTGATTTTTCCAAAACTGCCAGAGACCTTCGTAACTGCTCTTATGGAATACATTAATATGAACATCATGAATATCAGATCCTAAAGAAATCTGATATAAAAATAAAGGCATAGCAAAAGTATTACCTGAGTTATAAATCAAATCATCAGCAACCGCACGGGGTTTGACACCTTGATCCAGTTTATACTTATCACCACGACAATGAAGTTTTACAAGTTTCTCTGCATGATGTCTAGTAATCAGATAACAAGCGGTAGAAAAGTCATTTACAAATCTACGATGCATTTGAACTGTAATCTGAGCAGGATTAATGATTGCTAACTGAACTACATCATAATCATAAGGAATCTTGGCATAGAAATCTTTCCAAGTAAATCCCCAATGAAATGCTGTAGATATATCACAATCATCTTCCATCATCAAGGCACAAGGTGCGTCAGTTTCTAAAAACATCTTAATTGCTTTAAGATGAGATGTAACACACCCAACTTCACCTGAAGTCATCTGATCTGGATACTTACCCTTAAGGATCTCACCTAGATCATTATCATCTCTACCGTCATAAGCAGAAACACGTTGATAGTTTTCCACTTCCCAATGTTTAAACTGCCCCTCCATATATTTCCAACGATCTTCTTTATCATCAAGATTGATAACATAGATTGGAGGAAGACCTCTTAGTTTATGTACAGATTTATTCTTGTCCATCAGATAACTTGCCAACCCTTCACATATAGATCTTTAGTATCCTTATCAGAATTATCCTCCCCAAACCACTTAGAAGGCGCTACAACGTCGTCAGAATCAGATAACCAAGCACCCCACCAGGAGAAAGAACTATTGGCAATGATATGGTGCTGACACAATGTCATAAGGCACATATCAATATACTGGTCTCCAGATTCAGAAACCATAAAACGATCACCCGAAAATAGTTCTTGTTCCTGGCACCATTCAGGATCATCAGAGAAGATAATTACAGGAAGTACTTTATCAAACTTCTTCAATGCCTTCTTATAATAATCTAATCCAAGAGTAGTATGATTTGGGTTCTTTAGATAATCAGTCCTACGAACGTGAAGTGAGATTGCCTCACCAACATCTCCAATCATTTCCTTACAAGGTTCCAAGATCTCTGTCTTGAAGGTAAAGTCTTCACAAATTTCTGATTCAATGTTTTTGAAATACTTTTCAGATTGAAAAAATCCAGCAATAGAAATTTCATCTGGACACATATTAAAAAGAAACTCATCAAAATGAAAGTGCTTCTCTTCTGCTACAGGAGCATATCCACGATCAAGCATATGAATGTTCCTAGTTTGAACATTAGACATATTGAAAGGATAAAACAATTCAATTTTCATTTTAAATCCAAAAGGATCGTCAATGACTTGATCGTGATTTGGAATACAAAAATCTATGCCACGATTTCTAGCGATGCCTCTGAGAGAAGCATACTGGAACATTTGATTTCCAAGTCTACCCAGTCTTCCTAGATGATTAAACGCTAGCATTTACTTCACTCCTACGTGTTTTGACATACTCTTGCTTTTCATAATAATCGACAATTGATTTTTTATCAAGCCCTCTCATCCTTTGCCAAATTCCCATATTCTCCTGCCACTTTGGATTATGGTAATGAGAGTTGAATGTTCTTTCGTGATTGAGATGATAACACATATCATTGACTCTACCAACTCTAGCACCCATAACTTGAATCCTATACAAGAATTCACAATCTTCTGGACCCCAGGCAAGGAAATTTTCATTCCACATATATGAATCGATCTCAGTTTGTCTACGAATCATTTGACCCAGACCCATTACAGATGGTGAGATATTACATCCCGATGACAAAACATTCAAATCAAATTTAGATTGTATGAACTCTTTGAACATCTCAATCGGATAGTCAACAAGATACTGATAAACACCAACACCATAACAATAGACAGCATCAAACTGCCCACTCTTAATCATATTATATGCTGCCTTATAACTTGATACTGGCAACAAATGATCTACATCATAGTTGTAAACAATTTCAGTATCTGCCGCTAAAACTAAATCATTCAGAATTTTAGTCTTATGAAAGAAACTGTCTTGACATTCCTCAAATCTATGTGTAATTGTTTGAGGAAACTTACCAAATATTTTTTCAAGTGCAGGAATAACCTGCTCTCTAAAAACAGACTTCTTATCGTTTTCCTGAACAATAATTTTACACTCAGGAAAGTTGTAGGTTAGATACCCAATACTAGTAATGACATTTTTTAATCTATCTTCACTTTCAATCCTACAAGGCATCAAAAAAGTTAAATCATTCATACTCTACCTCAACCCATCCATCTGGAAGGAGATCATCCATATTGTAGTTTTCATAGAAATTACCAAACCAAGGATTTGGTGCAACAATTGGTTGCCTTTTATTCTTCATCAACCAAGCACCCCACCAACTCATTGTACTGTTTGCAAGGATACCACCCTCACATAAGGTCATCATACATAAATCAAAATAAGGGATAAGTGAGTTTTGTCTACCAAACAACGTATCGCTTGTTTGTGGATACTTTTCTGTGTATTCGGAAAGCATAAACCTATCACCAGAGAATAGTTCTTGTTCCTGACACCATTCTATATCATCAGAGAAAACAAGAACCGTAGAATCCTCTGAGAACAGTTCTAATGCTTTCTCATAGTATGACATAGGAATCAGAGGGTGGGCAGCAGTATGAACTGCATAGTCCCCTCTACGAACGTGTAGGAAGACGGGATTATCAAACTGCTCAACCACTTCAGAACAAGGTTCCAAAATCTCATCCTTGAAAGTATAGTCACCTCTAATTGTATCTTCAATATTCAAAAAATACTTTTGAGTAGTAAAGTGATCATGAAGATTTACATTATCAGGACAACCATCAAAGAAGTCTTGTGCAAAATGAAACTGTCCTGTTTGAATGCTTTGAGCACTAAGTTGCCCAAAGTTTTTATCTTCCACAGAAGACATTCTGAAGCAATCAAACAATCCATAGTTTGAATCTCCATAATTGTCTGGAGAAGGAATCAACCAATCAAATCCACGATTAGCAGCAACTCCTCTTAGTCCTGCATACTGAAACATCTGATTTCCCAGACGACCATTTGATCCTAAACGATTATAACTAATGGTCATCACTTCCTCCTAATATAAAGAGCATCTCCCCAGATGCCACCAGACCAAACAGTTTCAACTCTATCCATGTCATAGTTGGCAAGATACTCATCTAACTCTTCGATATAAGCATTGTTTTCATAAACCTCATCACGATTTACTTCACAATAAACATAATCAATATGATTCAAAGTTTCAGTACCACCTTTTAAAACTTCAAGTTCATACCCCTGAACATCCATATTGATGAAATTGAATTCTTCAGTCTCATCACTATAACTATCTAACCGCATCATATCAACTTCTTCAGTTCCTTCAAAAAGAACTGTAGGATGGTTTTGTATGTGCTTCATAGGTCTAAGAATAGAACTACTCATCTGCTCATTATTACTAAGGTACATTGTTACCCTTTTTTCTTCATTGCCAAGAGCAACTTGATGACCAGAAATATTTGCATTCATTTCAGCAAGATTTTCTGCAAGGATTTCAAAATTAGCAGTCAGTGGTTCAAACAATATAATATCTTGAATACCACCATCAATGTAGTCAGAAATCTCTTGACCCCTATGAGCACCAATATGGATGATACCTTTGATATCCATATTATATTTTTCTTGAATGTTTCTAAAACTGAATAGCATGATTATTGCAAATAGGTTTTGTAAATGTTATCTTCATTAATTAATTGATCTCTGACAATCTCAAGATTTTCTTTCACAGCATCAATTTTATCATAGTACATTTCGGAAGTCAATTTAGATACATCAAAGTTATCTGTCAAGGTGATGATTCCATCTGGATTAAAGAACTTATCAATATCAGGAGCACCATAGTAAATTGGTATTGTTCCAGTAGAAAAACAATCTTGAACCTTTTCAGTAAAGTAGGATTCGTATGATGCGTTTTCAATAGCAACAGAAAACATATAGTCAGATAATCCCTCTTCCTTAGATTCAATATCATTGAATCCACGTCCATAAAAATCAACTGACCCCTGAAGTTTTTGTGCCCAAGAAAGTCTGTTTTGATGTCCAGCACACATAACTTTATTTGAACAAATCATTGAGACTAATTTAGTCTTCTCATAAAGTTTTGGTTCTGGTATCCAACTACCATAAAGAGGGGCATACTTAAACTTGCGATGCAAGTCAAGCATTTCTTTATTATGTGTGAAGATGGCATCAAAAATTCTAACGTAATGAAGGTAGTTTCTTTTTACATCTTCATATACATTTGGTTTTATTTCTTTTGATTCCAATAATAAAGCATACTTCTTTATGCTAGTATCGTCATCAAATGCCATTCCAATATTTTCATCAATATAAAAAGTATCCTCTGCTCCAGAGTCTACCCAATCAATAAACTTTGATTCTTGTTTATAAATTGATGATCCTTTATTCCCTCTTTCATAATGATTGAATCCTCCACCAATCAAATTGTATTTCTTTTTGGTGCCCATAAATAATAAAGATTGAAGAATAGTATGAAGGTTTTGTCATTTTCATTATGGGGGGATAACCCCAAGTACACTGTCGGCGCAATAAAAAACTCAGAACTTGCTAAAGAGTTTTACCCAGATTGGGAGATGCGTCTATATCATAATGATTCTGTACCTGACTATGTATTAGAGGACTTAGAAAGCAATAATGTAACTCTAGTCAATACAGAACAAGATCTAACTCACTGGAATGCACTCTGGAGATTTATGCCAGTCTCTGAAGATATTGAGTGTATGATATCCAGAGATTGTGACTCTCGCCTCTTTGAAAGAGACGTTGCAGCAGTTAATGAGTGGTTAGAATCTGGCAAGATGTTCCACATCATTAGAGATCATCCAGGTGGTCATATGTGGGAGATTAACGCTGGTATGTGGGGTTGTAGAGGTGGTTTCATATTAGATATCAAAAATCAGATCGAAGACTATATGGCAAGTCGTTCTGACTTTGATAGATCTATTGATCAATGCTTCTTGAGAGATGTCATCTATCCAAAAGCAAAAGAAAGTCTATTCTCCCACGATGAATACTTTGGATTTGAACCATCTACACATATCAAAAGAAATCGTAAATTAGATAACTATGCTTTCATTGGAGAACCATTCGATGAGAACGATAATCAAATTCACAATCATAGAGATATGATCGCTCAAAGATAGTCAAGACCTTCTGGCAAAATTTTCTGCTGATGTAATGCCATATTGTTATTATAGATGACACCATCATTTGGATGAGGTGTTGCAACTTTAGATGTAGGTAAGGAGCAAACACGAATATTACGCAGATCTTTTACTGTGTATCCAAAGTTATATGCACGGTGTGCCATATCACCATCAGCACAATAGTACTTATATTCAGGGTTGTACATTCCAATCTCCCTGAATATTTTTTTATGATAGAGACCGTAGTTCATAACAATCTCTGTACCACCATCAGGTATCGTATTACAGAGACACCATCCTTTAGTGTGGTCAGTTCCTTCTAACCAAACGGGATTATTAACATCCTCGTATGATCCATACTTCCAATTAAAAAGATAGAAGTCGTGACCAGACTGGAGTTCAATAAAAACTTCAGACCATTCGTTTGCAAGAATGACATCATCATTCCATTGACAGATCACTTCGTGAGTTGCTTCCCGAATACCCAAATTCATAAAGTGTGGGTATGAACTTCTACCACCAACTTCAATTAGTTTGATCTGTGGATGATTCAACTCTTTAATATAATCGATAGTGCCGTCAGTACTACCACCATCTACTAATACAAGTTCAAGTCTTTCATCAGACATTACAGTATTTTGGATCAATGCTGGAAGCATTCCAATCCGATTAAGTGTTCCAGTTACAATACTAATCATCAGTCAATTTCAATAAAAGGATTAAGTCCAACAGAGTTCATACATTCTTCATACTGTCTGACATAGTTGTGTTGATATAAAGTTGGTTTATCTAATTTGAAAGAACAAATAAGTTCTTTAAATGAAGACTGCATAAAGTGAACCTCTTCAGCATTCTCAATGAGTGTAAGATAATCAAACACATTAAACTGCTTATCGTTCATAACAATCTTGTAATCAGTCCTTACCTTCTCAAGATCAATAGAGAACCCACGCATCGAATCATCGTGAACAAAGACATACTTTTCTCCAGTAGGATTTAATGCTTCAATAACTTCATTCTCTTTAGCAAGATCTCTCTCCAAATAGAACTCATCAAATCGAATAGAAAAATCAAGATCTGCCAACTTATAAAATGCTTTATCAAAAGCAAGTTCAGGCATTAGACCACTGAGATCAGAGAATCCAATCTTGATACAATCAACTCCAGTCTTTTGAATGTAAGAATCAATCTGTGCATCACTTTCAGATCCTATGACTTGAAAGTTATCAAGATCGCGATACATATACTGAACATTCTTTACGTTATGCTTGTAAGCAAACAGCGTGATTGCACCATACTCTTTATAAAAATGACGGACCATACCATTGTTAATGATATGATCTCCAAGTCCTAGATGGTGATAGATATACTTCATGAATTTAAATTAACGATTGTCTTCTGTGTATTTGCTCCCATAATCAAAGCAAGAAGACTTACATTTGAAAAACTATAGAGAAAGTGCTTACACCTTGAAAGAATGTAGACATTGGACAATACTTCCTCATTGACCACATCTCTATCTGATAGTCTATGAAGAGGTGTACCATCTTCACTCATTCTAACTTCATTATCATATAAAAGCAAGTCTCCATAGCAGGACTTTAACTTATTAAAAAATTTACTATCGTCTGTCGCTAAAAAAATATTATCAATTAAATTAGATTCAAAGTAACTATCAATTTTATCAATTATGTTATCAATATTTGGTTCTTCAATCTCAGTATTTTTATCAGTTCCTCTTATCTGAACAGCAAGAGTTTTATCCGTAAGTCCAAGACCTTTATATTTGTTCTCAAATTTCAGCAACTTATCTTTTTTAATTGACAAAATATTTTGAAGGATCATGTTCTTCAGAATCAAATTACTAGGATCAGCAACTGTATGGGCAGAGTATTCACTATGATGTAGTTCATTTGAAAAAAATCTTTCCAACCACCAAGATCCAGCATCATACTCGGACTCTCCTTTATGAATAGAATCAAATAATTCTAATGTCTGAGATTCCACTACTTGACAATCACAATCACCGTAAACAGAATAATGCTCTAACGCTATGTCAATAATGGCACAGACTATAGAGCAAAATCCTTTATACGAATAGTTGTACTTGGGATCATTCAGTGTAATTTTAACGGTCATAATCCAGTATTTCTATCCAGATTATAAGAATATGCAGTTTTCAGTCCGCTTGGTTTGATATCATTCACAAGTATTCTTTCTCCATTTGGCATATCATATATGATTTTGTCATACTCAATTTGATTTTCCAAAAAACACTTTTCAGCAATACCCTTAAACTCACTATGTCTTGCAGTGATGATAAGAACATAATCAGTGTCAGTTATATTCTTATGAAAGAAGTCTTTAATTCCTGGAAGTAAAGTATCCTCTCCACACTTATATCCATTATGAATAACAAGAGTACCGTCAAGATCAAAAATCCAAGTCTTATTCAGTCTTGAGAAAATGCTTGTGTCCATAATTCACATCCTTTATAAAAAGCGTACATTGCAGCATCAATATCTTCTTTAACATACCCAGTCAGAGATAACCAAATGGTAGCGTTTATTAGAAGCATTTCTTTTTTAGTCATCCCAGATCTACTAATTACGTAGTCTGACATTTGCTCATATCCATTGGACTTGATTTCAAGATCAACACAATCATTTAATATACTTACTTTGAATTGTTTAGAATTAATTGAATCGTAGTTTCCAGATACAGAATAATAAAGTTTTGCCCAGTCATATCTTCTATCACCATAAATCTTTGTACTACCAAAGGTTCCACGAGGATCAATCAACCATACTTGACAAGTATCATCAACTAGTACATTGCTAAAGGTACAGTCTCCGTGAATAATATTATAAGTTTCAATATTACTGATAGCACTTACAATATCTTCAAAATATGAAAGATTGTAGTAAGGATTAATACAGTCCTTTCCATTGATGTTAATAAAAGATCTATGAACCAAAGGAACTATTTTAGAAACCTCATCAATCCTTTGATATGGTTTGGAAAAATATACTTGCATACAATCTCCAATATTACCTTCAGTAGAATCAATATTATGAAGTGTATCTAAAGTGTTACAATAATTCTCAATTATATCATCTTTTTGATCACTAAGATTCCAAGGATGTTTCCCGTGAATTGTTTGAAGAATTAAAGGATCTGTTGCATATACTTTTGGAATCTTATCAAATTTTTCATCAACAAACTTATACCAATTCTTTTCATTTTCATGAACTGAAATATATTTCAAGTCAATACAACGTTTGTATACTAAGTCATCAATAATATCAACTTTATTAAAAAATCTATGATTTGGTCCTTGAGATATGAGTTCTTCATATCTATCTTTCTCACCAACTTCAAAACAATCGTGATTGTAGAATGTGGAAATATTTTCAGCAGTATATTCTTCAGTTAAAAATCCTCTAACTAAAGATTCTTTCGTTGATAATTTATCAAACTTAGATTTATCCCAAAAAACAAAGAAACCAGATACTCCACATTCTGTAGATGATTCATTCACAAATTCACCATCATACTTCCACCTACAGTTAAATGTATTTGAAAGACCGACAAGAAGTTCAGTTTCAAGAACAAACTCTTGTTCCTTCTCAAAAAAGAGATCTGACCAAGTAACAATAAAAGGTTTTCCTTCAGGTATAAGGGAAACTGCTTTCGCAAGACCTCCAGCAGTTCCTGATTCCTCAGTTCTTACAATTTGATAGTCATAGTCACTACCAAAACAATCAAGATAAGAATCAAGAACATCAACTAAGTGATCTCCAATAATAATAATTTTCCTATCTTTGTACACTTTCATAGTGTTCAAAATCATCGGAATACCATTCACAGGAACTAAACACTTTGGTCTGTTCTGAACATAGTGTCCCATTCTGGTTCCTTTACCACCAGATTGAATGATTACATATTTAATTTCTTGTGATTGGATCATTTTAATTTACCGATACTTCCACCAGGATGATTAAAAACAAATTCTTCTAACTTAAGATTTCTTCTACTCGATATCTCACAAGCAACTGATTGCAAGAACACTGTAAATATTGCAATAGAAGAAGTTGGTACAATATTTAAATGATCCGCTTCATTATCAACTTGCAAATCAATATCCAGATAAGAATAGTTGCTAGATTCGTTACCTGGATTTGAATGTATTGTAATTAGTTTACAATTCTTCCTGTTCACACAACGGAGAAAATTAAGCAACTCTTCAGTATTACCACTCTTAGATATTGCTATCACGATATCAGTAGAAGAGATAACTCCCATATCTCCGTGAACACTATCAACAGGATTCAAAAAGAAACACGGTAAACCTATAGAAGAAAAAGTTGATGTTGCTTTTGCTGCTACGTGCCCATTCTTTCCTACACCAGTGAAAAATATTTTACCAGTGCAAGTAAAAAGTAGATCTACAAGTTTATCTGCTTTTTGAGTGTCAAGACTATTATAAGATGTAGAGATAGAATCTAAGTGTTTTTTAAAGAACTCCGCTACAGACATTCTTTATACCACTTATATGTTGATTCGATTCCTTCTTTAAGACCAATCTTAGGTTCCCAACCAAGTGCTTTGATTTTACTTACATCTAAAAGTTTTCTTGGAGTACCATTGGGTTTATCAGTGTCCCAGATAATACCACCATTAAAACCAACTACATCAGAAATCATACTTGCAAGATCACCAATCGCAATATCTTCACCAGTTCCAACATTAAGAGATTGATCTCCATCATAGTTTACCATAGCAGCAAAACAAGCGTCTGCAAGGTCATCGACGTGAAGAAACTCTCTCTTAGGTGTTCCGTCACCCCAGAGACGAATTGACGGATTGAAAGGTCCACCGAGATCGTGATCAATTACACCCTTACCATCATCAAACTTACGAATCAATGCAGGAAGAACATGAGATGATTCAGTATCAAAGTTATCATTTGGACCATAAAGATTCGTAGGCATTAAAGAAATTGCATTGAATCCATACTGCTTACGATATGCCTGACACATCTTAATCCCAGCAATCTTTGCTATTGCGTAAGCATCATTCGTAGGTTCTAAGGGACCAGTCAAAAGATATTCTTCTTTGATTGGTTGTGGACATTCCTTAGGATATATGCAAGAAGATCCGAGAAACAAAAGTTTTTTAACACCAAACTTTCTAGCAGCATTAATGATATTTGATTGAATCATCAAATTATCATAGATGAAATGTGCAGGAAAATCCCTATTAGCAAGAATACCTCCTACTTTTGCAGCAGCAAGATAAACATATTCTGGTTCATTATTAGTAAAAAACCTTTCCACATCATCTTGCCGCCGAAGATCAAAATGACTTGAAGGTGTTGATAAGATATCCGTATACCCCTTTCGATGGAGCATACGGACGATTGCTGATCCCACCATCCCAGTGTTACCAGCAACATAAACGCGACTACTACTGTCCATAAAGCACCATGTCCTCAACTAATTCTTTAAACGAAATTTTAGGTTCCCAACCCAATTTCTCTTTTGCCTTAGTGGCATCACCCAATAAAGTTTCAACCTCAGCAGGTCGAAAATATTTAGGATCGACTTTGATGACTGGTTTCTTAGTATTCCAGTCATAACCAACTTCATTCATACCGTCACCCATCCATTCAATCTTCATACCGAAATAGGGTGCTGCTGCTTCAACAAAATCACGAACAGAATACTGAGTTCCAGTAGCGATAACATAATCATCTGGTTTATCTTGTTGAAGCATCAACCACATTGCTTCTACAAAGTCTTTTGCATGACCCCAATCCCGTCGTGCATCAAGGTTTCCGAGAGATAATACATCTTGCTCCCCAACTGAAATTCTTGACAATCCTCGCGTAATTTTTCTAGTGACAAAGGTTTCTCCTCGTCTGGGACTTTCGTGATTGAATAATATTCCAGAACTTGCGTGTAGTCCATACGACTCTCTATAGTTCTTGACAATCCAGTATCCATAGAGTTTAGCCACACCGTAAGGCGAGCGTGGATAGAACGGAGTAGTTTCTCTTTGAGGAACTTCTTGAACAAGACCATACAACTCCGAAGTAGATGCTTGATAGATACGAACTTTGTCTTCCATACCTAGAAGACGAACTGCCTCAAGAATACGTAGGGTTCCAAGACCATCAGTATTGCCAGTATACTCAGGAGTTTCAAAAGAAACTTTTACGTGACTCTGAGCTCCGAGATTATAAATTTCATCAGGTTCAACTTTTTTGATAACACCAATAATATTAGTAGAATCAGTTAAGTCGCCATAATGAAGAATAAGTTTATCATAAATGTGATCAATACGATGAGTATTGATCAGGGAAGAACGACGAACAATACCGTGAACTTCATATCCTTTCTCAAGAAGAAGTTCTGCCAAGTATGATCCATCTTGTCCTGTTATACCCGTTATTAACGCTACAGACATAAAAATTGTAATCTCAATTCATTGTAAAACAAAAACGTGTAAATGTCAATTACACCTCACAATTAGTAAAAGTGATTTTACCATTTCTGGTTGCCCAGATTGGATAATCTCTACCATATGTATTCCATATTTTTGCCTGCGCTGGTCCCACAGGAACTCCACTCAAACCAGCAGCATCCCAAATGGTTTCAAAAGTATGATCCTCGTGGAAAGTAAAATCATCATATTGAGAATAGATCTTCATCATCAATGAAAGAATTGATTGATCGTGCCTATGATCATTAAAGATTTGATGGTTCTCAAATTTTGAAGGACTATCATCAAGATAACGTCCCCCATCTTTGATGCAAAGTTCTTTCCACTTATCCACAATCTCAATCATAATAGGATTGTGTTTCATCAAGAAAATACCTGAGATGATTTGTCTAGTGACCATATGACTATCATCTGGTCCAGCAATATGTCTATAAGTGTCCATCTTAGTCCACTGAATCTCTGGGAGATTCAAACTAAAGAATACTCCATTGTTTTCAAGACACTCATTATAATACTGCTCCATCATTTTTATTCCGTTCTTGTTGAGTTCACAACCACTATCAACATATAGAAGAACGTCACCTTCAGGAATGTTTCTTAATGCCTTACCAACAAAATAGGGTTTACAAGCGTAGTACCCATAAAATTTATCAGGCATACCAACTCTAGGCATCATCATTTTCTTTGCGTGATTTTCCCAGAAATCTCCAGTCAAATCATCCTCAGAAAACTGTTGGATACTTTTAAAGATACCAAAATTCTCTGCTTGTTTGATAATCCTATTCTTTCCAAGAGAAAAGTTCTTATCACCAAATAGTACTAAGTGTAGATTCATACAAAAAAGGATGGTCTTTCAACCATCCTACCATAGGTCTTTACATGCACGCCACTTGTTCTTTGACAGGAAACAAGAAACCTGGCGGGAGTAACCCATCCGCACCACCTCGTTTTAGGAACGAGGAAACCAAAAAGGGTCTAATGACTCCACCACCTAGTTTTTAAAACTAGGAAACTTCGGGATTGAAGGGGATCCTTCACCGACCAGGGCTAGTTTTGAGACGATACCGAGTCTGTAACATAACAAGGAACACCATCTGGATCTAACCATTTAGGATATTCTGGGTCTTCAATAGCAAGAAGCAGCTGATCTCCATTATCAAACAAATAGATGTCAGAGTACTTCTTAGTATATTCATTTGCTTTCTGCAAACGAAAATCTGGATTACCATTGAGTTGAATATAACCTCTCTGCACAAAACGATAAGGAAACCTCTCGTGAATGACAGTAGTCTTTGTTGAAGCAACAGACTTAGGATCTAGATCGTTCATGAATGTAAAATTTGAGTTGATTCTATATTATCAGATTGGAGTGCTGTCCAGATATCGTTTGTGACAATATTTGGATCGACATACCAGTCTTCAAATGCGTGTCCACAGTTTTTGACGTTTGATGCAACCAGTTGGTAGTTATTGCTTTGGAAGATATTGCGAGACTCTTCCATAACATCTATACTACCCTGATATGCATCTGTCTCAAAAGTAACAACAGAAAATCTATAAGATTCCAAATCAATTTTTTTCAAAGCAGCAAGAGATTGATACGAAGGATCAATATCTACTTGCAAATAGTCAATTTGATTTGGTAAATTATTCTCTTCAAAAACCTTAGAATAGTTTACTTGAGTTGCATCAGTACAGATACACTTGTTCAACCTTTCACTATTATAAAAGTTTGCTAAATCAGTATTGATTTCAAAAGAAACTCCAGACCAATTAAAAACACTTTCAAGAAGATAAGTATTATTAATATTAGTCGGATGTGCTCCACCTATTTCAACATAGGTTCCACTCTCTTTACCGTTTAGCATTGTAAGAACGAAAATATCCTGCAGTGCTTGAGAGTAGTTTTGGTCTACCCGCTCAACACCATTGAAGGATACTTTCAACTGACTAGAAATAAATTCTTGTCTGCTGACTGTTGAAAAGTCATCCATTCAACCAACCTCAACAATTTCAATGTCATTGTAAATGAGTTCCATCAACATTTCATAATCATCAAGTGGTTCTCCTGAAAATACCGCTCCAGATTTCTCATAAAATCTGCGTACCTTTTTGAAAAGTTTCGGATTCTTTACATCAAGGAAAATTTCTCCAGCGGCAGCAGCACGAAGAGTGCTAATGTCCTTCTTAAATTTTTCAGTCAGTGCCATTGTTGTGTTTGGTTTACCCTTACATTATAAGGTTTTGACATTATATAGTCAAGGTGCCAGCGGTTATACTGGCAGTTGAATGGTAGATTCCTATCGCCGCTACTTCTGAACCTACCAAAGGAAAGTACCGCAGTTGTTGCAAGAACAACATAAGTACTATAACACTACTTGTGATGACTGTCAAATGGTGCCCAATGCTGCCAACCGTATTTGTGAACTAGATGCATACCGATAATAGGCACAAAAACCAATGCAAGACTGAGTGTTCCAATTCCAAAAGGATTATTAAGTGTGGCAGCAGCAAAGTGTGCTGCCTTGAGTGCGATATGGGTCATACGTATCCTCCCCAGATTTTCCAAAGATCTCTAAAGTAAAAATCAACTGAAGTTAAAGTTCCTGTAGGAATAGATTCTTCTTCAGTATTAGCCCATTTCTTACAAAATTTAAAAATCTCCTTACTACTAGTAACGTGATTCACCCCATACATTCTAGCGAATGCACTCATAGCAAAATCATAACGTCCTTTAATGTGCGGTTCCATTTCCATCATAGTCATCACTTTCGTAGTAAAAATTCTCACCCCTATAAAGTCCAAAGGTTATAGTAAGAAGCACAAATGGAATTGATACCCAGAGTAAGACATTCGATAGAGTCATTCAACATTACCTGGTGATAGTGATTGGAAAATTTTAGAACAAGCATCAATAGCAACATGTGCTCCATATACCCCCGAGAAAATATATAAGACACCTAACTTAGAACAGTATAGTTCCAGTTCCTGACATTTTCTTATGTCTGTGGTACTGTGATCAATGATAATATCACCCTCCTCAAGTAAAGGTAGCAATTCATCAAGTGTGTCTTCTGCTTTTTTCTCTGGCAGTGTGATTTGGAAGATGCCAGGAATTCTTCCTGCACTAGTGAACTTCTTACCATCAGATTTAACTGCTTGGACAAGATACTCTAGTGAAGTTACACATCCACTAAGGTGCCCTGCTTCATATTGTCCACAGGCATTCTCATAGTTAGTGCTACTGTAACCCCAGACTTCAATACCCTTTGCAAGCATACGACGAGCCATACCTTCACCAGTACGACCTAGACCAATCAATCCAACTTTCATAATTTTCCTATAAATTAATTTTCAACCAAGGCAATAACGGTGGAATTACTCCGACGAGTCGAAGTAAACCCTCAGCAAAAAGTGCGAGAACAACCCAACCAACACACATAGAGATAATTCCAGCATTACGATTGTGCTTTCGTATTGCATCATCAATCATCTCCTGAACTTCTTTTTTAGTTGTAAAATGATCTGGTATTATCTCAGGCATCCGATGAGACATTCTTTTTCATATCAAGTGGGTCTGGTTGTCCTCCAACTATAGCACAGGCACGCACGTAAAAGTAGTTGTTTGTTGTGCCGTTTTCCTCAAAAACTTTTTTAATTGTTGCCCAGTTTTGAAATTCGTCGGGATGCATGGTAGAAAGAAAATGTCTACAATACTATTTACTGTATCAAATTGCTACACTCAATAAAAATATGCGTATATTCTCACAATTTTTATCTGATATCAAAATCCAATTTACGTATTTTACGTTGCTTTCTTTGTTCCTGAAAAGCAAGATCTTCTTGAGTAAGAACACTTTCTTTCTTACTTGAATAAGAACTTAGCATAACAACTTGTCCTAAATCAACTGCCGAAATTTTATCTCCACGAACTGTTGTCATATTTGGACAACCACAGCAGACAGTTTTTATTGGATGCCCAATCAACTCCTTACCACAGGAGCGGCACCTAACTTTTACATTATCCATTTTTTTATAATGTGATCCTTCCTTCAAAGAAGTCTTTCCAGATCTATTTATATGGGCGAAGAGGGGATCGAACCCCCGACAATCTCCGTGTAAAGGAGGTGCTCTACCTCTGAGCTATTCGCCCTTCTCATTATATTCTAACATATACTCTACAGTATTTGCAACATCATCCATTGCAATACGAAGTTCTTTCTGCTCTCCAGAGTATTGTTCTATTTTTGTGACACCATTCTTAAACTCTTCACATAAAGTCCATCGCCACTGTCCCATACTTTTGGAATACCAAAGATTAATCTTCATTAGATAACTCAGATTCTAACATATCTAGTTTACCCTGCAACTTCCCAATTTCACAAACAAGATGCATATGTTCATTTTCCATATTTTCTAATCGATATTGAAGTTTTTCTACCAGTTCATAGAGATTAACACAATTTGCTACATTCTCTTCACCCAAATCAGTTTCAAAAAACCAATCTAAAAGTTTTTTTGTTCGTTTCTTCATAGAAAAAAAGGGATTTGAAGATTCCTCAGTATACAATAATCAGTTAATAGTGTCAATAGTCCATGTTACCACCATAACGAATACAGGTCTTTTTGTTTTCTGCTGATGACCTACACCACTGCCTCACATAAGAATCTGCATCCTTAGTCATTGAAAAGTGTGCATGATTATGAAGCATTCCAATCAGAATCAATACTCCAAGAGAGATCAAATTAAAATGCGTAGCAGGATGAGTGACGATCTTTACAAAATAATTTCTCATAAAAAAGGGGATGCCGTCGCACCCCCAGTATAACATCTAGATGTTTATGTGTCTATATGAACGATCAGAAGTTGTACTTGACGCCCAACTTACCTGCATAACCACGGTCAAGATCTTCGTCGCCTGAGCCAACGAAAGATACTTCACCATATGCACCAAGTGCGTCCGTCAGTGCAAGACCAAGACCTGCTTTGCCTGAAGGAACGGTGTCGCTGTCGCCACCATCGGGAGTCAGTACAGTAGCACCGCCCTGCACGTAGAATGAACCAGATTCACTGAATGCGCCTTCGTACCCTACGTGAACGTCCGTTCCAGCGCCGTTGTACTCCGATCCAGTCCAACCGGCATTGGTTTCTACGTTGACGTAGGGACCTGCAAGGGCAGCGCCAGCAGAAGCGAACAGAGCAGCAGAGGCTGCGAATACAGATTTAAACATTTTTGTTACCTTTAGTTACTTGCGGAATGGATACCCGCAGATGAATAGGGACTCGACTGTCCCGTGTTAAGTATTACCTTTTGTTA